GCCTACGAGGACCAGCTGCGCAGCGACCTCAGGTTCAAGACCGACGAACTGGAGCGGCTGCGGGGGCTGGATGAAGCCGCCACTCGCGAGGCGATGGAAAAGGCCAAGAAATCGGCCACGGAAACCGACGCTGCCGTCCTCAAGATCCGTTCCGACTATCTCGGCCAGGAGCTGCTGGCCGCGCAGAACACGCAGGCTGAGATTCAGAAGCATCGTCTCGATTCCGAAAAGGCCACCAACGAACTGATCATCGAGGAGCGGAAGAAGACGGCGCAGGAGACGCTGGAGGACGCGCAGTCCGAAATTCAGCGCAATGCCCAGCTGCAGACCGCCTACCTGAGTGCCCGGCAGGCCGACACCATGCAGAAGCGCATCGCGCAGGTCCAGGCCATCAGCAATGTCGAGATCGACGCCATCCAGAAGAATCGCGATGCGCAGGTCGCGGCCACCGATCAATACCTGCAGGAGTACAAGCAGAGCCACGCGGCCAACCTGGAAGGCATCGCCGAGATGGAGGCTGACGCACAGCGGGCCCGCATCAACCTGCAGCGGGATGCCGACACCCAGATCCAGCTCAACCGCTACAACGCCTGGAAGGAAACCGATCAGGCCATCGCCGACGAGCAGGCGCGGTTCTACGGCATGATCAAGGGCGGGCTCGATCAGGTCTGGGACGCTTTCACCAACAAATCGAAGAGCGTCTGGCAATCGTTGCGCGACCTGATGAAGAACACGATTCTCGGGACGGCGAAGGAACTGGTCACCAGCCGTCTTTCCGGCGCACTGACGGGTATCATCACCGGCTATCCGGGGCCGACGTTCCCGCACCTGTTCGGCGGGCCCAGCTACGCTCCGCTGGGCGCACCGTTGCCGCCTACGGGCTTCTCAGCCGCAAGTTCCGTTTTCCAGCCGTTGTTAGCGTCGGCGAACGCGCTGGTGAATTCCGCGCAGGCCCTCACGGCGGCAGCTGCGGCTCTAACGTCGGCAGCGGCGTCAGGCGGCGCGAGCGTATCCAGCGTCGGTGAGGCCGACCGGATGATCGATGCGGCGGATGCCGCGACCACCAGCGCAGGGAGCACGATTACCGCCGCCGGCGGCATGAGCCCGGCAATGCTGGGAATCGGCATGGGCGGTCTGCCTGTAGGAATGACCACGCTGCCCGGCTTCACGCCTTCGATGACGGGATCGACCGGGCTGGGCGGCGGCACGAGTCCGGTAGGGCTGGCCAGGTCGCTCGACCAGCTGCGGTCTTCGTTCGGCATCGGGCAGACCATTTACGCGGGAGGCCAAGCGATCCCGTGGTCGCAGGCGACCCTCGGCCAGAAACTGGGAGCCATCGTTGGCTCCAAGGGCTTCGGCACGCTGGCGGGCGGGCTGGCCCTCGGCATCGGCAGCAACATGGCCCTGAGCGGCCTCGCGCGGAACAATGCAGCGGGACGCCTGCAGACCGTCGCGGGCGGCGCTCTGGGCGGCGCGGGCCTCGCCATGATGTTTCCTGCGCTCGGCCTCAATCCGCTCGGCGGCGCGGTCCTGGGCGCTGGCGCGGGCCTGTTTGCGGCAGGGGTTCAGCGCGGTGGCGCGTTGGGCATGGGCATGGACATCGCGGGTGGCGCGATGGCGGGCGCGATGATCGGCGGCATGTTTGTGGGCCCGCCGGGAATGCTGATTGGCGCAGCTATCGGCGCAGCCTCTGGGGGCATCGCCGGGACCATCCGGCTTTTCGTGAAGTCGAAGGACGAGCAGCTGCGGGCCGCGCTCAAGCGGAAATTCGGGATCGATGTGGCGGATGCCAACATTCGCAAGCAGATCATGCAGATCATCGACCAGAAGTACGGCGGCTCGATCTCGCTCGGCATCATGTCGCAGGACGTGATCGACATCATGCGGCTGTACTCTCTGAGCACCGGACAATCGCAGGCAGGCCTGCCGCGACCGATGTATCCGGTGACCTTCGCGCAGGGTGGCGGGGGCCTGCAGCTGCAGCCCGTCTACAGCGGCGGGCAGCTGATCGCGAATCCCTACGTGGGTACGACGGCGACGCAGCTACAGAACGCGCTCACGGCGCGGATGAGCACGTCGCAGAACGTTTTCGTGCAGCTCGATCCGCAGCAGGCGAGCAGTCTGTTCCAGGGGCAGGTTGTGCAGGTGATTCAGAACAATCCGGGCGCGGTGGCGAGTGCCAACACGAACGCCGCAGTGACGGGGCAGAGCAGGACTACTCAGGCTTCGGCTTTGCTGCAGCCGCTTTCGGTGACGCGATGATCTTCAGCACGCTGAGAAATGAGCCCGTTCCCCATGCGATTTCACCCAAAACACCTGAAACCTGGAGGGCCGAATGCCCGGCAATCTGAGCCCCGCCAATCCCATCGACGTGCTGCCTGTAGGCCTCGCCGGAGCGTTCACCGAACAGGTGAGCTATGAGAGCTTCGTCAATTCCTATCCCGACGGCTCCAGCGACCGGGCCTCGCTGGTCATCAATCCGCGGCGGTTCTTTAAATTCACCAGGAAACTCACGGCGGCGCAGTACACCGTGCTGTTCGCGTTCTATAAGGCGCACCCGATCGCGCCGTTCTACTTTTACAACGGCTGCGAGACGGTCCCGGCGTTCACCTCCGATCCGAGCGGCGCGAACACGGTCGGTCGGTACACCGTGGTCTTCGACGGCAGTTGGTCCGATGCCGTGACGCTCGGCAGATCGCAGGGCTCGTTCGGCCTGCGCGAGGTGGCCTGATGCCGGATCAGCTCGGGCCGATCACAATTCCGGACCCACCGTCGATCCCCGCGTTTCCGTTCACGGGGGAATACGGCAGCGGCTTCGATTACAAGCCTCCCATCGCGGCGCATGTCTTCGATCAGCCCGGCCTGAAAACGGAGCAACGCTACCTGATTGCGAGCGGCGCACGCCGCTTCCGCGTATCGCGCTCTCGCGGGCTGGTCTGCAACGACTACGCCAACCTGAAGGCCCACTTCGAACAGGCGCAGGGCTCCTACGCGCAGTTTCCATTCACGGTGAAGAAGCCCGACGGCGACGAAACTGTTACGGCCCGGTACGAGAATTCCTCGATCACGCTCGACCACCTGTACGGGTTCTTCTGCAGCGATCCCGGCATCACCTTGCTGGAGATCCCGCAGCCGGCGCCGCCCTATACCAGCGTGGCGAGCGTGACGCGCTTTCCCGACGCCGCGCTGACGGCTGCGCTCCAAAGCCAGGTCCAGCAATTCATCCCGCTGATCACCATCACGCCGCGCGACGGCAGCGCTCCGGCCCGCATCTCGAATCAGCGGTTGACCGTGGACGGCGTGCCCTACATTCCGCGCCTGCTCAACTGGAGCGGCATCTCGCAGACCTTGAGCGAGTCGAGCGATGCGGCGCAGTTCACTTTCGGCAATGCCGATGATGCCTTCACGCAGTGGGGCAATCAGGTAAACCTGTTCCGCGCCTTGATCCAGTTCTCGCTGTTCCACGTCAACACCAGCTACCGCATCGACATGTGGGCGGGCTATGGCCGCGCCTGGACGCTCACCAGCGACGGCAAGTTCGTGCTGCCGGCGAGCGACGGCGTGTTCCAACTGGGCATCGCGTACCCATCGCGCACGCTCTCGCGGACCTGCTGGAAGGTCTACAAGGGCCGTTTCTGTCCGTCCATTTCGCCGCTCACCGACTGCCCCAAGGATTACCAGTCCTGCGTCGTTCGCGGCGTGCAGGGCAGCTTCGGCGGCGTGGTGGCGCAGCCGCAGACGGTCCACATCAAGGACAATACGACCGGAGTTCTGGGCTTCGGGCGCAGCATCATCACCAGCGTGTCGGTCGCCAACGACTCGATCTATCAGCGTCCAGTGCAGGAGATCTACACCGACGAGAACATGCTGGTGAACTGCGATGTCGCCACGGGCCGCGACGAGAGCGAATTCTACAGTGCGCTCGGCGTGGTCGGCGAAGGGCCCATCGGCGGCTACGCGCAGAACCTGCTCCTGCACACGCTCGACGGCCAGCCGCCGCATGATCCGCTGCACAAGGGCGGCTGGCGCGGCATCGTCGGCAACGATCCGGCCAACACCGCGAGCGACTATTTCGCCATCGATCAGGCTCCCTGGACAATCGCGCCGCCGGGCTCGACCTATGCCGGCGGGCTCGCCTTCGCGGAGATCCGGCGCACCGATCAGGCGGGCCTGCAGCTGGCGCCCGTCGCCGACCGTGCGATGCAGGTCACCGTCTCGCAGGGCATCTCGGGCTGGACCTGGACCGCGCCCGGCAACCGCGTCTGGACGGCTGGCCTCTCGAATACCATCTGGGTGGCCATCAACGTCTACCTGCGCGGCATCGGCCTGCGCGTGACGCCCGCCAATGCGAGCGACGTGTCCGCGCCGGTGATGGAGCAGTATTTCGACGTGGATCAGGCCATCGCCATGGCGGCGATCTGCGACACGCTGGTCGACAAGCTCGTCGGCAGCGGCCAGGAGCGGCAGTTCCCGTTTCGCGGCGTGCTCAAGGAGCAGAAGCCGCTCAAGGACTGGCTCACCGAAATCCTGAACTGCTGCCTTGGCTACTACACCTTTGTCAACGGCAAGCTGTGGGTCGGCATCCGCGAGAACTCGAGCGTGCTGGCAGGGAATGCGTTCACGCGCGACACAATCCTCTACCAGAGTATGCAGGCCACGCCGCTGGAGCCGCAGTTCAACTGGCTCGACGGGCAGTTCGGCGACGAGGAATTCAACTGGGCTCTGAACACGGTGTCGATCTACGACATCGATGCCGCAGGCTACATCGGGCAAACCGATTCGCCGATGTTCACGAAGAACTCCATGACCTTCGTGGGCGTCAGCAACAAGAGCCAGTGCGCCCGCATCGTCACCACGCGCCTGCGCGAGGAGATCGGCGGCGTCGGCCTCACGGAGCAGATGAACGCTCGCAACCTTCAGTTCCGCACCACCCTGCTCGCGATGCGGACCATGGTCGGCGACATCATCTCGCTCGATCACACGCGCCTGCCCGCCGGGCGATGCGAAGGCCGGGTGCAGAAGTGGACGCTGAATCCGGACTTCTCCATCGACATCATCACGTCGGCGGCGACCGACTCGATGTACGACCTCGATGTAGGCCCGAAGCCCGCCGACGTTCCGGCGGATCCTGTCGTTCCCGAACTGCTGCAGTCGATCAACGGCCTCGCCTGGATGCCAAACCACGTCGCGCCGTTTCCCGGCGACCCGCTGTACCCGGATGGCCGCGAGCGCACCTTCGACCTCTGGCAGGACTACAACGTCACACGCGATGGCGTCTGGGCCCCGGCGATCTGGGTCGGTGGCGAGGAGGTCATCAACCAGTTCGCGGCGCAGGTCCAGCCGCGCGTGCTCAACGTGCAGCTTTCGGCGGGCGGGCAAATCTCGGGGCCCTGCAGCCTCTACGTGGCCGTGACGCAGACCGACGCCGCAGGCCAGCCCTCGTTCCCATCGAACATGTATGGGATCTACATCCCAGATGGCGTGGTCAACCAGCAGGTGACGCTCACCATGAGCCCTGCACCCAGCGGCAGCTGGACCGGGTGGGACCTGTACATTGGTACGGATCGTCGCAGAATTGCGCTCCAGGAATCGCACACCGGAGCCCCGCCCGGTACATATACCTATAGCGGCCTGCTCGCGCAGATGACGCAGGAACTGCCGGAGCCCGCCGCGCAGGCCGTGCGGATCGCGGCCAAGCACGTCTGGCATTCCGGCATCGCGGGCGTCCTAGTGACGGGCGTCCCGGCCAACGACCAGATCCAGTGCAACGACTACATCGGCTCGACCGACAACTGGGTCGGGCGCATCGTGAGCGCACTGGCGGATCTCTCCGACGGCTCGGCGCCGCTCTGGAACTTCACGGTAACCGCGTTCGATGTGGCGACAGGCACGTTCAAGGTGTCGCCGGATTGCGTGCGTGCCGATCCCGCCGACTCGGTGCAGGAAGGTGACGTGCTGATCATGCGCTCCATCGCGACCAGCGCGGACGCCAACACCGTCACCGACGCGATGTGGGCCAACACGGTCACCGAAGAGCAGTTTCCCGGCACCAGCGGGCTCAGACCTAGCGAGGAGGCTGGCCGCATCTGCCGCATCATTCGCGGCAAAGGCGCGGGCCAGCTGCGTCTGATTACCGACAACACCAATATCACCCTGGACATCACGCCGCCATGGGACACGATCCCCGACGCCACCTCGATCATCATCGTGGAAGCGCACGACTGGGACTACGTCAGTACGACGAGCCAGCTGACGGTGCCGCGACCAGGACAGGCCTTCGAGCTTCGCCTGCGCACGGACAATCTCGCCGACCGGGTGGCTCTGGTGGGCGGCTTCCTGGTGAACGATCAGGGCCGCATCACCGACGAAGAGTTCGCCGTCTACCGCGAGATCTACATCTACGGCGAGCCGCCGACGGTGCGCGTGATCGGCCCGGCGAAGTGGGATCCCGACCGCACCGATCCCGACGGCACGCACGATCCGGGCCCGTGGCAGGTTTACCCGACCGACACCACGATCCGCGCCGACACGAGCGGCGGCGTCGACGTCGAGGCGCAGCTGATGCCGCTGGCCACCTATCAGGGGCGCACTCTCTATTTCTCGAACGATAATGGGCCTAACAACCTCATCGTCTCCACGCAGGCTGGCGAGCTTCTTTTCGATGGCAACACCAGCGTGACGGTCGCGCCGCTTCAAACCGTGAGGATCACTGCGGGGTAACCATGGCGACAGCAGGAACCTGGATCTACGAGTCGGGCAGCACCTCGGGCGGCGGCACCTCGCCCGGCATTCCCAGTGCGCCTCCGGTTACCATCACCGGGAGCCGGGTTGACGAGAAGGAGAACGGCATCTTCGAGGTCCAGGTCATGTGGCAGGCCTCGCCGCTTGCTCTCAGCACCAACTTCCTCGGGGCGCAGGTCTACCTCGAAGACCCCGACATCAGCAACCTCCTGCTCGCCCCGCTCGACGGCAGCGTGAAGCTCGACGGCACCAGCCAGTCGTCGGGTGCCTGGAAGCCGATCTACGAGACGGACAGCTTCGAGAGCCCGGCGACTGTCACGATTCCCGGCAAGCCTGCCGACCGTCCGATCCGCGTCTACCTGCTTGGCTTCGGGCCCTCGAAGAATTCCACGCTGGTCCGCGCCAACCGCACGGGCGCGACCCCGTCCATCCGCATCGACATTCCGGCGGCGGCTGGCTCCTACGTGAGCGGCCAGGAGTATGCGTGGCTCGTGACCAACGCCGCGGTGACCACGGTCGAGGACTTCGACAATCCTGCGGGCCCGCGCTACCACCTCGTGTTCGACTATCTGAAGCCGGATCCCTCGATCCCGCTGCCGCCCGGACTGAACCCGTTCGGCGGCGTGCAGATCGTCTACGAATACGACGACGGCACGCGGGCGCAGGCCACGTTCCTCCAGGTAGACCGACCCGACACGTGGGTCAGCGACGACTACGATGTCGGCGCGAACCTGCACTTCAAGGTCTGGTTCCCCTCCGTCGATGTTGCCGGCAACGTCAACAGCATCGTGGCGGGCGTGACGCCCGTGGTCGATGTCAACATCATCTACCCTCCGGCGGGCCAAGCCACCGCGCCTGACGTGACCGGATTCGCGCTCTCCAACTTCCGGCACGAAGCGCAGCCCGACGGCACGATCTGGGCGAAGATAGACGCGACCTGGACGAACCCGACCAGCCCGCGCTACGCAGGTGTGGCCATCTATCGCGTCGGCGTCGATCCGGCCGTCCTGTTCGGGCAGTTCCCGATCCCGGTGAACAAGACCACGCTGGAGGTCAACAACTACCCGACCATTTCCACCGCGTGGGAGATCGCGGCCATCGCCTATGACTTCAACGGCAAACTCAGTGCGGATCCGAAGCTCGCTCTACCGCCGCACGTGCCGACGGCCAACTGGGTGATCGGCCCTCCGGGCTTGGGCGGCTCCGGCCAGGAGTATGCGCCGAACGGCGGCGTGAGCGGCGTCACCATCACCACCGAACAGGTGTTGAATAGCGACGGCGTGGTGATGATGCGCCATCACATCTCGGGTTGGACGAATCCGACCAACAACACCTTCGGCGGCATGTCCATCGAGCGAGTGACCACTGGCGGCACTGCGAATCCAACCATCTGGGATGCGGCCAAAGGCGCGACCAGCTTCGATACGCCTTGGGAGCCCGCGCCGTCGGCGACCAGCTGGGATTTCTACTTCGTCTCGCGCGACATGCAGGGCCACCGCAACTCGATCCTGTCGGGCCTCACGCCGCGCGTGACCGTGAGCTTCACACCGATGGCGGGTAACGTCCAGGCTTCGCGTCTGCCGTCGGGCTGGTGGGATCCCAGCGAGTTCGCGTGGCCCTCGTACCCCAGCGGCCAGTTCCAGGCGAACCAATTTGTCGCGCAGAAGATCTTCGTGGGTTCGATCCTGCGCGTGGGCGGCGGCAGCGGCACCAACGCGGCCAGCTTCGCCGGGCAGCAGAACGGGCAGATCGCGGTCTACAACGCATCGAACGTGCTCCGCGCCTGGATGGGCGAGCATGACGCGACAGGGACACCGGACAATCCCTCTGGCCATTCGATCTTCGGCGGATGGTTCGGGGAACTCTACCTTGGCGGCGACGGCCCGGTCCATGCGCCGATCTACGCCACGCAGAGCGGCGTGGTGCGCGTGGGCGGCTTTGAATTCACCTCCGGGCAACCCTATGCTCCGTACATCTCGATCCTGCGCAACGACGGTATCGAGGTCGGGCGCATCGGCTCGCGCATCGCCCGCAACACCGACGGCTCTTCGCTGGTGCCCGCTGGCGACCCGGCGGATATCGGCGGCGCGTGGTTCCGTGAATTCTCCTGCGGTGGGCAGTCCCTTGCGGACTGGCGCGTACTATCCAGACGTGATGCAACGAATCCGACCACCGGGTCGGATCTGTTCAATATCCGGAACGTCAACAAGTTCACCATCGACTACGTCCAGAACTACCCGTCGGGCAGCAACCCGACGAACGCCGCCATGCACCTGGAGTTCGGCTACGATACGTTCGTCTCCGATAACAGCAGTTCCAGCTACTGGAAGTTTCCCGGCTTCTCGATCACGCGCACTGGGACGTCGCACGCCGCACTCTTTATCAACCGCGGCATGGTCCTCAACGGGCCGTCGGGCAATCGGCTCGGAGGTCTGTTCACGTGGAACGGCGACCAGTTCGGCAGCGACTCGCCATCGTTTTTCTGGGCGCAGCTGGCCTTATACTCGCCAACCAGCGGCCAGCCAAATGTGGTTCTGGTCAGCGGCTCATCGAGCGGCAACACGGGCGCGTCCTCGCTCACGATGAGCGACGAGTTCGGCACCACCAACTTCTCCGTCGATACGCGCGGCAACGTGAACATCCGGGGCGGTCTGACAATGGGCACGCTCAACGCCGGCGCGATCAACTGTACCAGCGTGAATGCCTCAGGCGTGCTCTTCGGCAACAACCTCCAGGTCAACACCAGCATCGCCGGAAGCTCGCTGAACGTCGGCAGCGGTCGCGTGGACTGCGGCACGGTGGGGTGCAGTCAGGTCACATGTACGGGCAATGCCGCCTTCAACGGGAACGTCACCTGCGATCAGAGTCACGCGAATCAGTACAGTATCGGCTCGACCGTGGTCATCAATGGCAGCGGCGAGTTCGTGGGCGAAGCCGTCTACATACCCGGCTACGCTGTGACCGCAGCGGGCTTCAATCCCAATATCAGCGGCACGCAGTATTTCGGAGTCAGCAGCACCAGTTTCACAACCGCCGACGGCAAGACCGTTCAGGTGCGCGGCGGAATCATCGTTTCGGTCGCATAAGGAGGACCATGCAGAAAGCCTACAGCCTACAGCCTGACGAAGTTCGGCAGGCCAAACAATTGGAAGACGAACAGCGGCAGCTGCTCGCGCAGTACGGTTCGCTCGAGCTGCAACGCAAGGCCATCAAGAAGCGCCTGCCGCAGATCGAGGAACAGCAACGCGGGATCGTGCGCAACGCCATCGGGCGCATCGGCGTTACGCAGTTCAGCGCGGCCAGGATCGACGGTACCAACCTGCTGGTCGAAGTGCCCGACGAAACACCCGCTGCGGCACCTGTTGCATCGGAGCACGTCAACGGCGCAGCTGCTAACACGCAATAACAGGAGGAGACGATGCCGACAGGATGGCTCTCACGCATTGACATCGCACCATCGGAGTTCTTGCACGCGGACCAGCTGAACAGTCTGGGCCTCGACATTCGCAACTGGGGCGGCGACGTGAACGGCGGGGGCCATGTCCTGTCCAACGTGATCCTGTCGGGATCGGGCGGCTTCCAGTATTCGCCGTCGCCGCACGAGATCACTCCCGGCTCGGACGGACGCACGGTGGTGCAGCTGGATCAGTCGGGCACACCCAATCCCATCGCCCGATGGACGGTCGGCAAGGACGCGACGGCAGAGAGCGGCAGCAACGCGGGCAGCAACTTCGCGATCACGCGCTACTCCGATGCGGGCGCGGTGCTCGGGACGCCGATCTCGATCAACCGCGCCACCGGGCTCATCACGATGGGGCAGCAGTTCTGGTCGGGCCCTGTGAATGCGAACGGCCAAACGCTCTCCAACGTAGTCATTCCCGGTATGCTCTCGGACCCGACCACGACGAAGGGCGACCTGCTGGTGCGCAGCGTGAGCGCACTCACCCGTCTCGGCGTTGGGGCCGACGGCCAGGTCCTCACTGCTGACTCGACGCAAGCGGGCGGCGTGAAGTGGGCGGCTGTGGTGACAGGCGTTGCCAGCGTCTTCGGGCGCACGGGCGCGGTGGTCGCACAGGCGGGCGACTACACAGCGGCTCAGGTAACGAACGCCGTATCGACTACGGGCAGCTACGCCGACCCGACGTGGATTACCAGCCTCGCCTACGGCAAGATCACGGGCGCTCCACCCGCAGGTGTCCCCAGCACGCGGCAGATCATCGCAGGAGCAGGCCTGACGGGCGGCGGCGATCTGTCGGCGGATCGCACGCTCACGGCTGTTCCGATGGGTCCATCCGGCGCGGGACACGCGGCGGGTATCGTGCCCGATCCTGGCGCGACGGCGGGAGCCACACGCTTCCTGCGCGAGGACGCAACGTGGTCAGTGCCCGCCGGGGGAAGCGGCGGCAGCGGATCTGTGGCGGGATCGAGCGGGCAAGTTCAGTTCAACAGTTCCGGCGCGTTCGGCGCATCGAGTAATTTCTTTTGGGACAACGCGAACGTGCGGCTCGGCATCGGGACGAGCACGCCCGGGTATCAGAGCCTCCCGGGCCGCACCACGGTGACCATCAAGGGCCAGACGGAAATCGGCGCACTGGAATTGGCGAATGGAACCGCTGATGGCAACAATGCGGTAGGCCAGATTCAGTGGGTTGATGTCAACGCCACGAGTAGCAACAAGAATGTAGCGCAGATCCTCGTTAATCTAAACGGGACAACCGCCAACAATCGAGGTGCTGACCTGAGCTTCATAACGAAGCCCGATAACGGTAACGGCGGATTGGAGCGGATGCGGATCACCAACGTGGGCAATGTGGGCATCGGGACGGCTGATCCCACGCTCGGTATTACCTACAATGCAAACGCGAAAGTGGTGGGCATTCTCGGCCCGGCCACCACTCAATTTGATGTTGCCGTTCTCGCGCTAGGCACGAATCATAGCTCGCCTGTATCGGGAAGCATTATCGGGTGTATCGACTTCGATTCCCCAACGAATCCTGGCGGAAGCACAGCAGTCGCCCGCATGTGGGGAGAACTCGATGGAAGCGGCGGCACGAACGGCTTCGGCGGTCGCCTTCGCTTTTTGCTAAAGGGAGATAACGGGACGAGCAGCGTAGAGCGGATGCGGATCACGAGTGCTGGCTACGTGGGCATTGGAACGACCGGGCCGCTCGGGCTGTTGGACCTGTCGGGGCCGAATGTTTCCTTCATCGGTCAATTCCGCATCGCTGCACCCGATATTGCGCAGATCACGTTTTACAACTCCGCTGCCCCGGCTGCTGGTTCCGCCAACATGAAGGGGCAGATCTACTACAATGTGCCGTCGAATCTGCTCGTCCTCAACAATTTCAATAGTGGCTCCTTTGGACCGATCAGCCTGAATTCGTCAGGCGGCAATGTGGGCATCGGCACCACCGTCATACCGCTCTACACTGCGACTCCAGCGGCAGGGCGTACGACTTTCAGCATCAAGGGCACTACGGACGCGGGCATTATCGAACTCGCGCAGGGCGCACCGGATGCGACGGGCCAATTAGTCGGCGCTCTCGGCTGGACCGACATGGGCAACACTCAGGCGGATAAGCGGGCCGGTCAAATCAACGTCGTCACCAGTGGGGCCACGGCCAATAATCGCGGCACCGCGATGATCTTCTATGCACGGCCTGATGCGTCGCCGAACATGCTTGAGCGGATGCGCATCGACCAGAGCGGCAACGTCGGCATCGGGACGGCTGGGCCGACCACACCACTGCACATCCTCGGTCCAGGCACTACGACTCTGACAGTCGAAAATGCTTCCTCAACCGTTGGCTCCGCTCTTGTGAGCCTATTGGGGGACCTCTCGCCACAGTTGGTCACGCAGTTGTTCAGTTCTTGCGGCCTTGCTCTCGGCGGCGTCGGCACGGGGAGCAACCACCCGTTCACCATCCGCACGAACAGCCTCGACCGGGTGCGGATCGACACGAGCGGCAACGTGGGCATCAATACGACGACGCCCGGGTGCAGGCTCGAAGTATGTTCCGCTACGTCTGGTGGGCCAGCAATGAGTGGCGCGGTGCAGGCAAACGGCACGCTGCGCGTGGGGACGACAGGCGTCAACAACTGCATCGACTTCGGTTGCTATGGCGCTTCTCCGTACGGCGTGTGGATGCAGGGCAATGACCGGAGCAACCTCGCTACTTCCTATCCAATCGTTTTGCAGCCCAACTTTGGCTCGGTGGTGATCGGCACCCCCCAAGGAGGTACTGCCAATACGAACACAGATGGTTTGACCATCAATACTCTTGGGCCAAGCGGATACGGGCAGTTGCGCTTCATATACTCCACCTCCGGGTATGGCGCTTTCTTCCGCAGCGATGGCAGTGCCCTGTACTTGATGGTCACGGCTTCCAATGATGTGTACGGGACATGGAGGTCGAATTGGCCGCTTCAAGTTACCTTCTCGTCGCAGTTGGTCACCATCAACAGCGGCCTAGTTGTGAATGGGGGCCTGACCGTACCAAATGGTGGGATGAGCGTGCAGAGCGGCAACCTGAGCGTGACCGGCAACGTGAATGTCACCGGCCAGTATCAGGTGAACGGCGTGCCGCTCGCAACGGGCGGCGTCACCGTCCAGAACGTTGTTACCGGTTCTCGCAGCATCGGCACCAACTACCAGAACACGACCGGCAAGCCCATGTTCGTAGCGGCCAGCATTCAGTGCAATACGGTAGGTGCCTTACTCGCTGCCTACACGGACGCCACGACTTCACCGACTACGGGGGTGACGTGTCTGCATATCGTTAATACAGGACAAGCTCTCTGCCTGACATTCTGGGTGTTGCCCGGTAATTATTATCGGCTGGCGCTCTCAGCAGGTTCACCCACTATCGTTTTATGGACTGAGTGGAATTAGCAAGGAGGAGCATTATGACGTACACCGAATCAGCCGCACTCATGACGGACGGGGATTTCCGAGGCCGCGTCAAAGTCGCCTGCCTCAAATTCGCCACCGCGATCTTCGACGAAGCCGGGAGCGTCACCGCGCACAACAGCCGCATGCGGTGGGCCGCGCAATGCTACCAGCAGCCCGATCAGATCGCGGCGCAGGTGCAGCCGCCCACGGTGATGGACTCGGCTGTGCAGTCGGCAGGCGCGGCGATCGACGACGCGGCTCTCCAGAGCGCCGTCGAAGCCGCGATCAACAAAACGATGTAAGGAGGAAGCGATGGCGATTTCCAACCAGTATCAAGTCTTCGCCGCCTATGTGCAGTCGCAGGTGGTTCGCGACCGCAACTACGCCGGGCTCATGGCGTGGTGCCAGACCCAGCTGGCGCAGGCAGTCCCGGCGAACCCGACCAATGCCCAGATCCAGTTGCTCCTGATCGCGCAGCGTGCGCCGCAGACGCCCGATAACTATGTGCAGCGGATCGCGCCCTACATGCTCCAGGTGTCGGCCATCCAGGCGAACATCTGCAAGCACGTCGCGCCGTACCTCGAAAATGCCGACGATCAAGCCGTCACGCAGCAGATCGCCGATGCGCTCGCGACGGTGATGCCGCAGATCGCGGCCATCGACATCTCGCAGCCGCAGGTCGATCAGTGGAAGACCGCGCAGGGCATCCCGGCGACGACGACCTAAAAACAGAAAGAGCAACGGTACGCGAGTTTAAACCGTTGCTCTTCAAACTACTCCGATTGCGATGAACTGCTCTTCCTCCGATCTTAAAAAATGGACTGGTTCCCACGAACCTTGCGCGAGCGTAGGTTCTTGTCAAAGACCTCCGCAAACTCCATGAAATTGACCTGCAGACTAGGCAGGACCTTGTAGACGGTTTCCAGAGTCGGGCTGTGGCTGGCCCGCTCCAGGCCTCCCATATACCCACGGTCGATGCCCGATTCGAACGCGAGCATCTCCTGGGTGATATTGGCACGAAGACGCAATTCCCTGATGGTCACTGCGAAAGTTCTTCGGATCCGTACCCGATCCGGTGGGCGTGCTGTTGGTTCACTCATAGGGCTTTGGACGCAGAAGAGGACAACTGCTCTTTTCCCACTTCATACGCGTCCACCGGATATATACATCATGTCGGCTCGAAGTCATTGTCCTTTAGAGCACATGTCACCAAATTCTCATGATTCTAGACGTTACAGTACTCTGGCCTCAAGGTGACCCCTCGGCTCTGCCGCTCGTTACAGCGAAAAGCGTTGACGTGCATTCAAATGAGCCTCCAGAATTTCCCTTTCGGAGGCAGTACCCTAAGGCATTCGTCGTAGGAGGTCGCTGCAAAATGTCAGAAACCACACCACTAAGTGGGCATCATTTTTACCAGCCTGCCGGTCAAAATCGCGCTCCTCCGGCCCCCATCAGCGGTGCTGAAGAGTTGCCGGTGCCATGGTGGAACCGAATAAGCGATGCAATCCCAAGCTCACTTTTGTCCGATAACTATGGAGTTTCCGTTAGGAGCCGCCTATCTAATCTGCACTCTTTTCGCACTAAATCTGTACGCAAAGTGTGCTTATCTTGAGCAAAAGTCGCACCGAAAGTGTACTATTAACCCTTTTGGACCCAGTAATTTAGCTCTTGACGCTGTTTAGCACCAGAGCTATATTCGAATTTCCTTACCGGGAGCGGCGCTAACTAGATGGGTTCGAGGCGCTTCTCATAGGTTCCCGGCAAATCAACCAGTCCGCAGATGACGAGGAGGATTCGTGTCTCTAATGGGACGAAAGCCAGGATACGTCAGGCCCCGCAATATCTCGCTCACCGACCGGGAGTTCGACAAGGTCAAGGAGGTGGCAGAGCAGCTTTCAGCACTAGCCGGGCGGCGGGTGCCCCCGTTCGAAGTGGTGCGGGACCTCATCCATGAGCGTTGGCCGGAGACGGCAGGCGTGCCCACGCCGCCGGTCGCTGCCCTGGCCAAGAAGAAAGGGCCCGGCAAGCGGAACCGCAGCAGCAACGATCTCGCACTGTCGGCCTGAGGACAGGGATCATGGCGGCGCTGGCAGAGTTGCATTGCGAAGCGGTGGCGGCGGCTATACGGGATATCCGTTCCTGCCGCTGCGATCTTTGCCACACCGCCATCGGGGTTTCCTTCGTGGATTTCTACTGGGCCTGTGCAAAGTGTGCGCGGGGCTATTTGTTCCAACTCGAGATGGAGAGGTGGCTCCATGCTTGACCACGAGATCCGGCGGCGCGGCATCGGCGGTTCAGAGGTCGCCGCGATCCTCGGCTTGAGCCGCTTCCGGACCCCATACGTGGTCTGGCTGGACAAGATGGGACTGCTGGCCCCGCAGCCGTCGTCGAAGCGGATGCTGTTCGGACAGTTCGCGGAAGCGGCCATCCTGAAGGCCTATGCGCACGAGACGCACTGCGAACTGATGACCGACCACAAGTCGGCGCGGCATCCAGAGCGGCCCTGGATGGTGGCGACTGCCGATGCGCTGGTGGTCGGCGAGCGGCGCGGCGTGGACGCCAAGATGATCGCATGGGACCAGAGTCCCCGCTGGCCTCCGACCGCCGCAGAGATCCCCGACGAGTACGTGCTCCAATGCTGGCACTACGCCGACTTCTTCGGCTATGACGGCTGGGACCTGGCGGTGTCGGTTGCCGGCGAATTTCCGCGCATCTACACCGTACCTCTCGACCGCGAGGCGCAGACCGTGGTGGCGAAGCGCGTCGAAGCGTGGTGGCGGCGGCACATCGTGAATGGCGAAGAGCCGCCCATGGACGCGAGCCCGGTGATCGCCGCGTACCTCCAGCAGGCGCATCCCACGCACAAACGGCCCGATCTGCGCAACGCGACTGATGAAGAGATCGCCATCCTGCGCGAGTACGAGCAGGTCCGCATCGAGCAGAAGGCCATCGAGGAAGAGCGCACCGTGCTTGAGAACCAGCTGCGGAAGGCCGTGGGCGACCGCGAGGGCCTGACGTGGTTCGGCGGGAAGTTCACGTGGCGCAAGACCCGCGACCGCAAGATCACCGACTGGGAGTCGATGGCGCTGGGGCTGCTCAACCAGTTCGTGAAAGACCCGCAGCAACGCGCCGACCTGGAGTCGTTCTATACGCGCACGCGGGAAGGCTCGCGCCGCATCCTGCTTCAGTCGGACGCATTCAAGGAAGAGAAGGAGGAGGCCGCGTAATGGACGACGCCGAACGCATCCACGACCTGACGGTGGAACGTGACCGGGCCCAGACGCTGGCGCGGGCTCTGCTGAAGCAAGTGGGCGAACCGGGTACGTGCCGGGCCTGCGGTCGCCCGATCTTCTGGGTGCGCCATCTCGGCAAGGAGCAGCCCGTTCCCTACGATCTGGATGGGCTCAACCACTTCGCCAGCTGCCCGCGTGCCGATCAGTTCCGCAAGAAGAAGGAGAAAGAGAATGGAAGCGACACCCACTGACACCACCACCCTGCAGCCGCAGGCGAGTGAGCAACTGCCCGCCCCGCTGCCACCGACGCTGCCCGCGACCGCGCAGCAGGCCCCGCGCATCACCGCCGACCAGCTGATGCAGCTGCCGGAATCGAAGCAGAAGGATGCCTGGATCGACTCTCTCATGCAGGCGGAAATGGCGCGGCTGAACTACGCGCAGGATCGGCAGTATGCAATCGACGCCTTCAATTCGGGGCAGTTCGATGATCTAAAAAAATTGTCGGCGCAGCAGGGCATCTCGCTCGCGATCATGAAGCAGGGTATTGGCCGCGACTGGGGCCTCTCGCGTGCGGACGCCATCCGGTCGGTAGTCTTCATCAACGGCAAGCCGTCGCTGGAGAACGAACTGGTCGCCTCGCGGCTCCAGCAGAGCGGCGTCTATTGGGACATCGAATGGCTGGAGGAAACCGGGCAGTTCAAGGGCAAGCCCTACAAGAAGTGCATCGGCTGCACGCTCTGGCTCAAACGGTGGGATCCGGCGCAACAGAAGTACGTCACGATGCTGGACCGCAATAGCGAACCCGTCTCGGTGTCATTCACCGAAGCCGACGCCGCCAACGCCAAGATCTGGGAGAACGGCAAACAGATTCCGTTGTCCGAAAAGTGGAACTTCCAGTCCTGGGCTCGCGACATGTACTACTGGAAGTGCATCGCCCGCGTGAAGAAGTATCACGCGCCGAACGTGCTCCGCGGCGGCGTGCCCCGCGAGGACGCCTACGAGGTGATGCCTGTCGAGTCGATGCCGCCGGAGCTTCTGCCGCCCGATCTCCAGCCCGCCGTCCAGCCGGAAGTGATGGTGGACCCGCAGCCCGAAACCACGGTCGATCCCGCGAAGCAGCCCCGCAAGTTGCGCGACCGCATTCTCGACAAGCAGGAGAGCCTGCTCGATTCGGGCAGCACCTACGCGGGAGCCCGGAGAGGGTGAATGACCGCGATCCGCAAGCCCGCCGTGCGTGAAACCGCCGTCTGCGTGGGGCGGCGTCCGCTGGTGGTGACGCTGCATCCGCGCTTCCTAGTGCTCCGCGAGAAAGGGCGGCGGGCGCAATACACGGTGGAATACGACGTGGTCTACGACCTGGCGCGGAAGTTGGCGGCGCGGGTCGACATGATTGGCCGATGGTGACCCACGCGCAGCGGACGGCAGGCAAGCGTTTGGGTTGCGGAGGATCGCAAAATGAATGAGCGTCATTTCGAAAAGGTCAAATACTTCTTCACTACAGAGGAACGGCGGGAGCTTGGTGAGGCGCTAGCGCGGGAGAACCAGACCATTGTCGATCTCAAAGAGCAGAAGAAAACGAAGGTGACGGAATTTGCGGCCCTGATCGAAGCCGCCAACAAGCGGGCCCTCGATCTGGTGACGCGCATCATCAGCGGCTACGAAGACCGCGAGGTCGAGGTGATGATTCTGATGGAGACGCCGCGACCGGGCATGAAGCGTGTCATCCGCATGGACAACAACGAAACGCTATTCGACCTGCCCATGACCGTGCAGGAGATGCAGGGCTCGTTCGGTTTTCAGGACAGGCCCGACGAGCGTCCGGAGCCAGAGAAGTGACGTGCAATGCCCGCGCTGCAAACAGGAGACGGATCAGCCCTACGCCGGGCCCATGTGGAATGGATATTGTCCACGGTGCTTCCGGTACATGCTGCGACTCACGACGCCGAAGGACGACTGCCGCTGCGTGCGGTGGGGAGATTTTGAGGACGTGCGCGGATGCCCGGTTCACGATCCGCGCCCGGTGAAATACGACATATGAGCGACGACATCGTAATACCACCTTCGCGGGGACGAATGGAACTGCAGCGGGCCCACGACATGCTCGTGCCGTTGGTGCTCGAACCGGTGGTCTTTGAGCGCGTGAAGCTGCCAATCGGCTTTCGCGCGGTCATCGTGCGCAACCTGGACGTTCTCTGCTGGGCTCTCCACCACGAGCACAACACTACCTTCGCCGAGAATCTGGCCCTGCTGGACCGGCTGATGCGCGACCACGGAATCGCGCTGAAGGAGTGGCCGGAATATTTCACCGGGAAGGAGCAGCCGACCGAATGAACGCTTTACGACCGGAATTGAAGGAGCTTCCGCTGCGTATGATGGACCTGCGGCTCGATGAGCGAGGGTTCCCTGTGCCGTGGTTCGTGGAGTGGATCGACGGCAGACCGGATTTCCGCGTGATGAGCGGCGAGAAGTGGACGCGGGCCGTCAAGGAGAAGCTCTGCTGGGTCTGCGGCCAGAAGCTGGGCTCGTTCCTGGTCTTCGTGCTGGGGCCGATGTGCGGCATCAATCGCACCACCAGCGAACCGCCGTGCCACCTGGAGTGCGCCCGGTGGAGCGCGGCCAACTGCCCGTTCCTGTCGCGGCCGCGGATGGTACGGCGCGAAGCAGGCCTACCTGAAGGGGCCGAAGAGACGATCGGCGGCGTGCCGCTGAAGCGCAATCCCGGCGTGGCCCTGCTGTGGGTGACGCGCCGCTACGAGGTCTGGCGACCCGACGATGGCGGCTTGCTAATCGAAGTCGGCCTGCCCGTACAGGTGGAGTGGTATGCGGAAGGCCGAATTGCGACCCGGGCCGAAGTCGAGGAGAGCATCCGCACGGGCCTGCCGCACCTCGAGGAGATCGCCCGCAAGCAGGTCGGTGGGGAGAAGGCCCTGCGCTGCAAGGTCAAGGAATTTGAGCGGCTGCTTCCGGCAGCGTAAGGAGGAGACAATCATGACGGCACAGATGTTCATGCGCGGCAAGAACCCCGATGCCGCCTACGCGGAGATGCTCGGCCACATCGACCAGACCATCGATCGGGTCACTCGGGATCGGGCGAACAGCTAGGGGGGGTGAAATTTGGTCCACTGTGACAGGAAACCTGTTACGGTGAATCTGTGACCTTAACCGAAAACACGAGCGGCCTGCCGCACGGTGTCGGAAGCGTCCTGGTTCGCAGAGCGAACTACTGGATCGTTTACCGGAACTTGGCGGGCCGCACGATTCAAGCGAACACGCACACGATGGACAAGGCGGAAGCCATCCGGCAACTGGCTGTGGCGGCGCTGCCCGCGCTTCGGGCCCGTGTGGCGTTGTTGGAGAAGATCGCTGGTGGTAAACAAGAAGCCACCCGTCAGGGAACTCGGTCCACCAACCGAAGAGGTTCGGGTCCGCAACCAGTTGGTCCTCGTCAAAAACAATCGGCGGGCGTCCGACCTGTTCGCCCGAATTCTACGGGCCGTCGAGGAGGAAACCGAAGAGCAGGAGCGCAAGCGGAGGGACAACGATAATGGCGGCACAAGCACCCATTCCAAAAGTTAAGCCATTCAGGGCTCTCGCGCTTCTGCGACATTCCACCAATGCGCAGGACAATGCGCGGCAGAAGGCCGACATCGAGCGGCTGAAGAAGAAGTTCCCCATCGAGATTGTCGAAACCATCGAGTTGGCTGGCGTATCGGGCCGCAAGGTTCTCAACGATCCGCGCTTCCTCAGGATGCTGGAAGGCCTGCGGCAGCGGCCCGATGTGGACGGATTGGCGATGAGTGCCATCGACCGATTCTTCCGCACCGACCGCTACTCCGATACCTCGTGCTTCCAGCCGCTCGCGGATCATCGCAAGCGGATCTGGTCTGTCCGCGAAGGCGAAGTCGAACCTTGGACCCCAGAAGGTTTCGATATCTGCATGACCGCTGCGATGAAGAGCGGCGCGGAGTGGCGCGAACTGCTGCGGCGCACCGTCGATGGCAAGCGGGAGACGGCGGAAGCCGGATTCATCCCGCACGGCAATGCATGGTTCGGCGTGGACATCATCGGGCGCAAGCACACCGGGGTGATCGGAGCGGGCAAAGCAGTCCCGAACGAGAAGGAAGCGGCCATCGTCCTGGAGGTCTTCCAGAAGCGGCGGGATGGCGCGGCCATCTACGACTTGGCCGCGATGCTGAACCTGCGCGGCATCCGCAGCAAGGGCCACAACGGCAAGCCGCCAGCGGAGTGGACCCGCAACACCATCCGGCAGATGCTCACCATGAAAAACTATATCGGCCAGCACTTCTGGGAAGACATCGTGATCCCGGTGCCCCGCATCGTGAGCGACGAACTGTTCTACGCTGTGCAGGCCGGGTTGCCAGACGGCAAGGAATGGGTCGGCAGGCCTTCGACACTCTACCTGTTGCGGAGGTTCCTGCATTGCGAACTATGCGGGCACCGTTGTGTCGGTGTGCGGTCGAGCGGCAGTTCGAAGAATCCCAAGCTGGCCTACCGCTGTGGGTATATGACCGACAAGCCACCGAAGAAGCGTCTCTGCCACGCATCGCAGTTCGCTGCGGGGCCCGTCGAGGACGCCGCATGGCGGGCGATCTGGCGGATGCTGAGGAATCCCGAACTACTGTTGGAAATGGGGCGCAACCACTACGCCAGCCAGATCGATCCGAACCAGGAGGAGATCAACGACATCAAGGCGCAGATCAAACGCCTCAAGCAGAAGGAGCACAACCTGTCGCGCAACATGGAAGACGCTGCGGATGACAAGGAGTACGCGGAGCAGCAGACGAAGCGGCGCGAAGTGCGAACCCAGATGGCGAAGCTGGAAGTCGATCTGGCGAGGGCTAGCATGGTGGTGGACCTGCCGCCGCTGGAGATGCTCAAAGCCCGCGTGCGCCGCATCACCACGGGCGATGAGCCTTCCACCTATGAGCGTCGGCGCAATATACTGGAGGGCCTGACGAAGCTTCACATCGTGTACACGGGAGACGGCTGGCTGAACATCACCGGGGAGGTATCAGTTTCCGAAGACGCGGAAGCTGCCGGGGATGGGAAGAATTGCATTCCGGCTGTTGGCGCCGATCCCCAGGCCCAGCGCCAGCACCGCGACCGAAGTGAATCCAGCGCTTTTGCGCAGACTGCGAACGGCGATCACCAGATCGGGCATG